AAAAGATTCTCAATCATCTACTGTTCAAAGGAAATACACACTATCAGACACTCTGTTTGAGATTGATTCAAAATCTAATATCTTCTTCCTCAAAGAAGTAGAAGGAGAGAGATATGAAGTCCTATTCGGTGATGGTGTATTTGGTAGCAAACTTCAAGAACCAAACTTCATCGAAATCAGTTATCCAGTCTGTGCTGGACCAGAAGCAGATAATGTCGAAAGATTTAGATTTAGTGGTAGATTGATCGATAATAATGATAACGTCATCAATGACGGTATCTCACTGATAACAGTCAACTCCCCATCTCAAGGTGGATCGGATATTGAGTCCACCGCATCTGTTAAGAAGTATGCAACTCAACTCTATGCTTCACAGTATAGAGCCGTAACAGCATCAGACTATGAGGCAATCGTTCCCACACTGTATCCAGAAACTGAGTCTGTATCTGCCTTTGGTGGAGAGGTTCTGACACCTCCAGAATACGGTAAAGTCTTCATTAGTATCAAACCACTCAACGGTGTTTACATCTCCGAAGATATCAAGGAGAACCTTGTCATTCAACTGAAGAGTTATTCTGTGGTTGGTATTGTACCAGTCATTATCGATCTTAAGTATCTGTATTTGGAACTGAATGTCAATGCTTACTACAATAGTGATCTTGCAACTTCTGCCTCTGCAGTGAAGACTCTCATCACCAATAATATTGAAACATATTCAAAATCTAAATCTTTGAATATGTTTGGAGCAAGATTTAAGTATAGTCAACTTCAGACGGTTGTTGATAATAGTAGTCCTGCAATGGTCTCCAATATTACCCTTGTGAATATGAGAAGGGATATGGAACCTGTGTTAAATAGTTTTACTGAATACGAAATTTGTTTCGGAAATCGTTTCCATATTGGTAGTGAATTAGGTTATAACATTAAATCCTCAGGATTTAAGGTCAGTGGTATCAGTGAAACAGTTTATCTTGGTGATAAACCAAGTACAGATATGAAATCAGGAACTATCTTCCTGTTTAAATTGAACTCTCCCACTCAACCAGTTATTGTTAGAGAGACAGTTGGAACTATTGATTACATCAAAGGTGAAATCAAGTTAAATCCACTCAATGTTATCTCTACAAGTGTGGTTAGATCCGTACCACTTATTGAAATCTCTGTAACACCTTATTCAAATGATGTTCTAGGTTATCAAGACCTGTACCTGCAATTGGATCCATCCAGTGTAGTGGTCAATATGGTCCCAGACAACATCTCCTCTGGTAATGACATCTCCGGTACGAATTACATAGTATCTTCCAGTTATACGAACGGCTCTTTAATCAGAAGTTAGAATGTCAGTAGATAGAATTAAGTTCCAGAATATTGTCGAGAGCCAACTTCCCGACTATGTGGTAGATGACTTCCCTCTTCTTGGTGATTTTCTAAGACAATACTACATTTCTCAAGAATTTGAGAGTGGAACGTATGATTTGGTCAATAATCTTGACCAATACGTCAAAATTGAGGAGTTGACCAAACTCACGACCTCTACAGTTCTTGGTGCAGACCTGGGATATACGGATACATCCATTATTACCGATCAAACAGGCAATTTTACGGAAGGATTTGCCAATACTGACGGCTTAATCATGATTGATAATGAAATTATCTATTATGAGCAGAGAACAGAGACCGGATTTGAGGGTTGTAGAAGAGGATTTAGTGGAACAACCTCTTATGAGGGTTCAA